TTTAAGATTAAGGTTTCCCTGCGTAACATCAGCAATCGTCGTGCCCATACTCAACACTGCTGTTGAAGTCGCTCCTGCAGCACCATCGGCATGAGTCATAGCAAGATTTACTGCTGTGATGTCACCATAACCTGCTTCAAACTTAGCAGCATAACCACCAGCCACCGTTGCGGTTGCATCAACTGCACCTAAATAATCACCTGCAGCAATAGCTCCACCAGCCGAACACAGATTCAAAGTACTCGTAACACCAAGAGCTAACACCCAGCCATAATAATCTGCTGCGATATCAGCCATTACGACACCAGCCATGCAGGCAACATTTGCTGCACCAGCTGCATTACGACCATAAACTTTTTTCAAGAAATCGGTCGTATTTGAAACTTTGTGATAACACACACTACCTGCAACCAGAGTTGCCGAATCCTTATTCTGTATCCACAGATAAAGTTGATTATCAATCCATCTGTATGAACCAACCTGATCCATGTCTGTGTCTGAAACCACAAACTGATCAACTGTTCTAAAAATCACTTTTTCCATTTTAATTCTCCTTTGAACAATTCTTTACAATAAAAAGATTGAATCTTAACTCTCGTACAAACGACCGTTTTTCGCAGGATTCGAACAAACCATATTCCAAGCACAAAGAATGTGCATAATCCTGTCACCCTGAAGAGGAATCGGTTTCCACTCAGTAGCTTCAAACCACATAGCAGGATCATAAACGATTTCAATCTTCTTCGTACTCAACATCAGAAGTTGCATCTTTGAAGACACTTTTATATTGTCATCCATAACCATTGTCTTGCCATTGTATCTCAGAACATCATATCCGAGGTCAGCAAGATGCGTTGTGTCTTCTTTGATTATCTGACTTGCGTCCAAAGCGAAATCCTGATAAATTTCGTAAGTCCCCTGATCACAAATAATAAAGTCAGGAGCAATTTGACCTTGACCCTTGTTCTTAAGAGTATTGTAAAGATTGTTCATATCGGAAATCAAATTGGTTTCAGGATTAGCACTCATCGCCTTGTACTGAGGAATCCACAACGTATCACTTCTTAACATCTTGCCCCAAGTTCCCGTTAATCTATTCGCATAGGGAGGAATAAGTTCATTCAACCCCTGGAAACTTTTATCCGTCGTCTCCGCAGTTGCTGAAAAAGCCTTTTTAAAGGCAGTTTCATGAGCAAGTTCCAAAGCATCTTTCGCCTTTTGCAGACGAATTTTTACATAATCTCTGATTTGATGCTCTGAACGACACTCTCTGTCGTCAAAGATATTCCTCTGCACATGACCCGATACAAACTTAAACTGCCACTCAGCTTGAGTCTCGGTCTCGATTTCACCCTGCGAAAATACATCCCCTTTAACTACTTCTTTTGTCGTCGGAAGAGCATAACTGACTCCACGAGTAATGTACTTTCCACCATTTTGGGTAACAAAACAACCTTTTTCTCTTAAAGCTGCTGATACTATATTAGAATTCAATACAATATCCTCAGTCTCTTTTTGAATATCATACCAGACAGTCATAAACTTATCGTCAATGGCTCTGGTAATACTGGGAAGTGTTAAATTTGGCATTTGAAACTCCTTTCAAAAAAATCCAGAACTAAAAGATTTTCTTAAAAGACCCTGTCAAGAGCCGAATCAATCAGATTACTAAAACCTCTACTTCCAGTATAATCAACCTTTTGTTTCTTACCTCTGGAAATATGATTTTTCGGTCTTTCTGATTCTGCCCTTCTATCATCTCCCGACTTTCTCAACTTCGAAAGATAATAAAGCTCATTTACACTCAATCCAGGATTGTCTTTTAGAATTTCTTTCATTTCCGGAACAAATCTATCAAAATCTGAAAACCTTCTTCTTGCCTTCGACACAGCCTTCTTTGCTTTCTCTTGTTGAGTATTTCCAATTGAACCCTCGACCGCCGAGAGTTTCTGGCTGAGAGGAGCAAGTTTTTCTTCCACGACACCTTGAAGAACAGTTCCAAACTTTTTAACAATATTTTGAACAAGGTCTTTGTTGCTCATCTTGTCGTAATCTTCTTGAGTTTCCTCTTCCTCAATCCCCTGTTCTCTATTGTCCTTTTTTGGATTCTTTTTTGCTTCCAGAACTGCTCTTACATCTGGATCAGCAAGTAACCTTGTTAACGTTACATTCGCGTCAATCTTATTATTGAGTCCATCGATTTTTGACTCAAGTCTCTGATTCTTCTTTTCATCTGAATCATCTTCTTCATCAGAAGAGTCATCAGAGTCAAGGTCATCAGATTCATCACCCAAATCACTTAAGTCATCGATATCCTCTTCCTCATCTCGAGCTCCTTTGTTTTCGCCTGAGCTTCCAACTAATTTCGTGAGGAAGTTTTCCTCTTCGCTTAATCTTTCCTTCGACATTTGATTACCTTTCTATGAAGTTTTTGTAATTTCAGAAACTTTCTTTTCTTCTTTTTCTCTTTCTAACCTTCGCTGTCTTGTATTCTCAGTTCCTGCTTTTAATCTGTTTTTTCTACTAACTTGAATCAAAGCTCGTCTTATTCCATTAAAGTCACGAGGACCAATTGCTTCATCACTTAAATTCTCACCCACCCAACCCTTATCAGAGGTAAATACAAATTCCACCTTTTTAGCCATAAAATACTTCCTTCCTTAACTATAACAACGCAGAAGACACCACGCCTTCTTTTTTGCAAAAGTCTATAAGTTCCTGCTTTGAACCAAAAGTCTTTCCACCTTCGATGATATGATCAAGAGTTAGAGGCCATCGCATTGAAGGATTGTTTTTCCCACCATTGAAATTCATACACATATCCTTCCCACACTTTGGACACTTCGGAAAATTGACATTTCTCTTTTCCATTTCTCTAAAGTCATCCACCACTTGATCACACTCCCAACATTTATACGAATAAAGAATCACTAAACACCTCCTTTACTTCCTTGAGGACTTACTTTTGAAACCGAAGGTCCTTGAGGAGGTCCTTGAGGAACAGAAACAGAAGAAGGAGCACTTTGTTGAGGAGGAGATAAAACCTTCGTGATTTCAGGATTGTTAAAACTTTGTTTTAAGTATTCAATCAACTGCATGTGATCCACTGCAGGGTCATTAACCAATCCTTGAAACAGTCCCATAGCCTGACTAACTCTTGACTGAAGTGTCTGACCTGGGTCTTGAGAAAAGTACATCTGAATCGCATACTCTCCCTTTAATTCTGTTCCCACAAATTCAATCGTCTGACTTCCTTCTTTTCCAAGAACTTCAATCCAACGAGGACTTTTCCAGAAAGAAAAGATAACTTCATTAACCCATCCTATCATCTCAGTATAAACCTGAGCAATCTTTCCCATCTTTCTTCCTGTTCTTTGACCAGAACCCTCTTGAACAATATTTGCCTCCGTCGCTGTTCTTCTTCCTGATTGTTCAAACTCACCAACTTGATTCCTTGAAAGTCCCACCGTTTCTCTTGCACTTTTTCTTACATACTCTCCGTCTTGCTGAAGAAGAATATTATTATTTGCAGGAGCAAAGACTTGAATCCCTTCTTGTAATCCTCTATTTCCTGCTTTAATACTTATGCCAACACCTACTTCAGCTGACATAGCTTTGTCTAATTCATCTTGATCAATCATTTGTTTATCATAAAGAAATTTCACAACACCCAATCTCCTCTGTTTGGAACACTGAATCGAGATATCCGAAATTTCTGTCTGAAAAGGAATCAACCTATACGCATCACTCGTTGTCCAGAAACTTCTTGCTCGAGGAGTTAGAGAAAAATCGAAGAAAGGTTGACGATTAAACATTAAAAGATCAAGTTCGTTCCTTAAAAATTTATTGTATCCTGAAGCTATGACCAATATTCTATCAGTCCTTGCATCGTGAATCTCCCACAATTCCACAAATTCTGCTTCTCCTTCTCGGTGATCTCTACTTTGATTTCCCAACCTCCAAGTCTGATTTCCAATTGACTGATACGAACGGACAAAATCTTTCATTGACATCGAAGGTTCAAGATTCTTCTTATTCTCATACTTCGGATCAGCCTTAATATCTTCAATATGTCTTATAACTCTATGTGCAACCCACGGAGAATTGGAAAGACGTCTCGTCCCCCAAGGAACAACTATATCATGCGGCATTACTGCTTTAATCCAAGGTTGACCAGGTTTTGCCTGTCCAAATTCAATCCTATCTCCTTTTTTATTAAACTGAGTTGTTGTCAATCCAAGACTTTTATCTCCTTCGAATAAGAATCGAGGATCAAATCCCCACTCTGAATCATACCCTCCCTTTAAAATTCCTACTCCCCAGAGAAAAGACGACAATGTTGCTATTTCCATTTCGTCTTGAATATTCATACTTCTAATCAGAGCATTATCAACAGTCTCTAAAAGTCTCGCAGCAGCGTTCAAACCGCGGAGACTTTTCAATAAGACCATAGGATATGGAACACAAAGGTCTGAAAGTATTGCATCTCCATTAGAAGAGATTAAGTTCGGACCGTCATGCACCGAACTTGGATGCACCGAATAAAACATCGCTTCGATGTCTTTCCATTTTGATTCAAGACCATAAATTCTTCTATACTCAAGACCTTGATAAATTTCATCTTCCCAGTTTGGGACACTCAATTTTTCAAACATAAAATCTCCCTTAGACAACAATCTGTCGTTTTTTCAATTCAGCTTGAAACTCTTCTTCAGAATAATCTTGTGGCCTTTGAGTTTGATACCCTTTAAACCACGCTCCAAATCCAGTAAGACCCATTAAAGCATAAAGACCAAGACCTGGATTTTCAAGAGTTCCTATCACAAAATCTCTATCTCTACTTGCTTCCACAATTCCTGATTCCAGAAACTCCACCGCCTTTGTGTATTTATATTTGTCTAATTTGACTTCGTAGTCAAACTTCATCTGTCTTTCTTCATGTGTTAAAATAGCTTCTTTCTTAATGTCTTTGGCTTTTTCGATTGACGGCCAACCTAACTGATTCGGATCTCTTCCAACATATTCAGCAGAATTCTTTTGAATCTTACACGGCCACAAATCATAAATCCCTTGACAACCAACCAAACCTGAAACTACGAGAATTATTAAGAGTGTCCAAAATTTCATTTCCATTCCTTTCAAATCAAATTTTTAAGCAGGTTTCATTTGATAAATATGCTTTATCATCTCAATATAACAAACCGTATAGCCAAGAGCAAATGTGAGTAAAGAAATTAAACTTGACGCCCAAATAGGCAATCGATTTCTTAATATCTTTACTTCTTGTTTAAGTTCCTGATTCTCTTCTCTCGTATCTTTAATTGCCTGCTCCATTCCACTATGCTCTAAACAAGTTTCCATCTCAGTTGCCCTTTCTTGAAGTACGGATTTCGCACCTCATGCGAAAACTCCTGTATAAGAATTCGCTTGAAGTATATCACCACAAAATCCTTGTCCCTTATTTTTTATTTTATTTTTTTGAATCAACTCTTCAATTGCCTGTTCTACACAAAATGGGTCTTGAGCAAAAAGTTCTCTCAATCTTTCTTTCGTATTCTCTACTTGAACCTCTCCCCACATATCCAAATGCATCGCTAAGGAGTCGATTAAATCGTCATTAGCCCCAATTGGAAAACTTAAAAGTTCATTCACAAGTTCAAACATACTTCGACGAAGAAGAATCATATGATTTGAGAACAAAGGTTGAAGTCCCATAATAAACATATTTTTTGAAGTTCTTCCTTTTGTGTAAATGTCTAAATTAAAGAAGAAGTTTTCTTTCACCATTCTTTCCCTTATCCAATACTCGACTGAACCTTGATACCCTCCACCTTCAAGTTTTACCTTCAAAGGTCTGAATCTTTTAACTCTGTCAAAAAGTGCATCAACTAATTCTCCTGGACTACTCTTCTTTCTCCAATAGTCCAAAATGTAAATCTTTCCTGTATTCATATCCTTAGCTGTTGTGTGAATAACTTGATAATCCGTTTTACCTTTATTCTTTTCCGGATCACCTGCTAAATCAATCGAAGTAAAAACAGCTAATCTTAAGTGAACAGGTTCTGTTTCATAATAGTCAATCCACTCAGGTTGAAATATCATATCCCCTGTACGAACAGGTTTATTCATATAAAGACAGGAGAAGAAATAAGGTCCGAGAGAAGTTTTCAGTTCATCAAGAACATTTTCAGAAAATCTTTCCGGATACGTGATCTCTCCTCCTTCGTCAGGAATTCCATTCTTTTCTCTACAAGCACGAGAATAAATCTTATATCTCGGTTCATTAGTTCTTATCCAGGAGATTAAATCTTCTTGAAACCATCTTGTTCCAATTACAATAATTTGACTTTTCAAAGGGTCAACTAAAAGAGGAGGAGCCAAACGATGCCAGCCAATGGCTTGTTCGACGTCTTCTTTTGTTGGACAAAGATTTTGTGTATTCAAGTCGCTCAAATCTGGAGCAACTGTATCGTCTTCGATTATTATATCATAGAGACGAGATGTAACCTGAGTTCTCGACCCAGCACATTCAAACGTACTTTCATTAAAAGATTTAGGTCTGTTAAGACAGGCCGAATCTTTTGACCACGTAGATTGAGAAGTAGGAAGAAGTTCAGGCCAAAGAATACGGACTAATTGATTTTCTTCAAAAAAAGATTTAATAACTTTTAACTTCGCCGCAGCGTTAGTAAAAGTATTTTGAACCAAAAGTATTCTCAAACTCGAATTCTTAATTGCTCTCCATGCAGGATAAGCTTCTGACACAAGAGTTGTTTTCAACCAACCTCTTGGCAACTCTCCTAAAAATCTGATATTTTTTTCATCTTCAAGAATTCGACAAATAGGAAGATGAATATGCGGAGTCAACCAATCAAAACCAAGAATACCTTTCGCAAAGAAGTAGAAATCTTCCTCAGCGGTGATTTTCAACTCTTGAATGTCTTCTCTTGAAAGCTTAAGCAATTTTCTTACTTTCTTCTAAAGAAATTGAAGGAACTATTTTTCTTGACTCTTTGGATTCTTGCATAACTGATTTTAATGTGTTTAAAGATTTTTCATCAAAAACAAAGACATTAGTTTGAATCCCAGTTTTCTTTTCCAGAACTCTGTCTAAGATAGCGTTGGCTGAAGCAGCAGCGACACGGGGGTCTGAAGAGTCGAGAAGAGAGACATGAGTCTTCGCCGCATCCACAGCTGCGTTTTCAAGAACTTCTAAAGCTTTGACCGAAGCAACAATGTCACCTTCGTCTTGGTTCTTTTGCATTTGATCACGTCGGCGAGTTAAGGCATCTTGGAATAAAGGAGCGTTGATAATGAGAGATATTCCCTGAGGAGACATTCCCATTACTTGGGCAATCTCTGAAGGACCATTTCCCTTCAACACAAGTTCCATAACCTCAAAATGTCTCGGCAACAATCGGTCTAAGTCTTTATTACTCATTTAAAAACCTTTAATTAAAGTTGAAAGATTTATCAAGGAAAGAGTCAGGGTCTTCAAAGAGGGAGACGAAAGAAAAAGAGATTAAAAGTTTTTAAAAAGGTTAGATTGATTGAAATTTGAGATGTATAAAAAGTGATAGATGTATGGGCGTGAAGGGGGGCGGCTGGGGGAGGCTACTCGGCGTTGAAGGGTAAATGGGTGATTTTAGAGAAGGAAGGTTGTCTTCCTCACAAGCTGCTGCTGAAGGCCGCATTTGTCAATCAATAATAGCCTGCCATTATGGCAAAAACATAAGTCTTTATGCCATAAGGACTTATATCATTCTACTATTTTTAAAACTGCT